GCTCGACGGCATCGACCTGCAGCTCGAACCCGGCACCGTCACCGTCGTGCTCGGCCCCTCCGGCTCGGGCAAATCCACCCTCGCCCGCGTACTGATGGGCGTCTGGCCCCAGGTGGAGGGCAGCGTGCTGCTCGACGGCCGGCCCCTCGCCGGCTACGACCGTGACGCCCTGGGCCAGCACCTCGGCTACCTGCCTCAGGACATCGAGCTGCTCGACGGAAGCGTCGCCGAGAACATCGCCCGCTTCGCCGAACCCGACTCCGAACGGGTCATCGCCGCGGCCCGCGCCTGCGGCCTCCACGAGCTGATCCTGCGCCTCCCGCGGGGCTACGTGAGAGAGAACGAGATAACTCCAGGGGCAGAGTCGAGATAATTCGGGGATGAGGTGGGACAGGGTGGGCTGAAACGGGACGGGGATCGGAAAGAGTTTTCAGCCGGCTAAAGCTGGGTCAGAGCAGCGAGAGCTGGGCGGCGGTCGGCGGCGGTGGGGTGATCGGGGCGTTCAGGATGCCCTCGATGCGGCGGTAGGAGAGACGGTACTTGAGGGCGAGGTCGAGGACCGTGACGCCGGTGCCGTAGTCGGCGATGATCTGGCGGTCGCGGGCGCGGAGGATGGCCTTCTTGCAGCTCGGGACGTACAGGCCGCGGTCGTTGCCGTAGTTCTGCACCAGGATCAGCGTTGCCTCGTAGCCGACGATCTCCACCAGCTGGGCGAAGCGGGCGGCGCCGTCGGGGTTGTTGTTCTCGCCGCGGGGCACGGGGAAGCGCACACCGGGCATGGCCTGGATGAGGGCCACGGTCGCGGGCAGCCCGATCTGGGTGATCAGGTCGCGGGCGGACTGGGGCAGATCATCCAGGCACACGTCCATCATTGACTCCGTGCGGCGTCAGCGGTTTTGAGGGTTTCCCAGGCGGCAAGCAGCGCGTCGAAGCCGTCCGGCTTGCGCTTCGGCGCCACGCTCCGGGCAAGGTCGCGCACCGAAGCCCACCGGATGGGGGCCCCAGCTGCGGCAAGGGCCTCCATCCGTGCCTGGATCGCGGCCGGGAGCTTGCGGGCAGCCCAGGCCTTGAGGCCTTCGATCACGGGCAGCATGTCCCGCACCCAGCTCAGGTCATCGACACCCGCCTGCCTGCGCACGTAGGCATTGAGCGCGGCTTCGGACGGGTCGCGAACTGCGCCGATCTCGGCGAGCAGAAGCCATACGGCCCTGGCCTTGCTGCCTTCGTCGGAGGTGTCGAGGGGGCGCCGCTCCGGCTTCGGTTTCGCAGCGACCGGCTTGCGGGGTTTGAAGCCGAGCCGCTTGAGTTCGTCGATCACGCGGTCGAGCTGCAGGGTCGTGCAGTCCGAGCAGCTCGACTTGCCCTTCACGGCGCGGCTGATAGCCTCGCGGTAGGCACCCTCATCAAGTTCGAGCTGGCGCCGGGCGACCTGGACCATACGAATCTTGGCGGTACGGTGGGCGCCGGTAGATGAATATGCCATGGTCAGCCCTCCAACGCCGGTTGACCTGCTCCCTCACCAACACCGCGGTTCAGGACCGCGCCGCGGCCAGCGGCGGTGCCTTGGTCGAAGTCGTTGAGGTGGTGGTCACGAAGGTTCGTGGGCTTGCGGTCGCTGGTAGCGAGCGTGCCGAGCGACGGATAGTTGCTCGCGATGTAGGCGGTGACGGCTGCCGCCTGATCTTCGGTGCGAATCCAGCCAGACACTGTGCGCATTGCGGTCTTCACCCAGCCTTCACAAAACAGGTCGGCGCGTCCGGTCTTGACGCTCGGCTTGCGAACCCGCTTGAGTGCGGTGGCGATGAAGTTCGTCCGTGCAGCGCGGGCCTGACGAAGCAGCACCTGATAGGCGTAGGCGGCGACCTCGGGTGCAGCTCCGGCGCCGATGAATCGCCACTCCGCCGTGGTCCAAGTGCGACGGGAGAACACCAATTCGCAGCCGAACGCGTTGGCGATCCGCCCTGCGAGCATGGCCTCCCATTGAGCCGGCTTGGAGACTGCGCCCGCCTTGGCGCCGGCTTCGCCGGCCTGGGACGCAAGCACGTCCTGGTCAGTGACGCCATGCTGCTCCATCAGTTTCTGTGCCTGTCTGAGGGCCGCGGCGGCCTCGTGCTCGTTCGCACTGCCAGCGAGTGCCAAGCACTTTTTGATCTTGTCGAGGATCTTTTTTTCGGCCATCTCAGCGCCCCTTCATCGGTTCAAATTTGGTGGCACCGTGCTCCAGAACCAGCACGCTGCGGCCGTCGTCGGGGTGGCGGAGCTGGAAGTGGAGCGCGCGGCGGGTGCCGGCGTGGAGGGCGGCGAGGATCTTGCCGAGGGCCTCCACGGCTGGCGGCTGGTTCGGGACGGGTTCATCAACCACGAGCACGCGGCCGCGGTTGATGATGGCCAGCTTGAGGTGGGTAGGATGGCTCATGGTCACACCGCCGCCAGGTCAAGGGGGATCGCCTGCCACTGGCCCGACGGGCCGACGCGCTTGTAGAAGCGCACGTACACCGCGGTGCCGCTGGCCTGGATGCTGTCGCGAATGGCCTGCATGGCGTTGGTCCATTCGGCGTCGTCGATCTCGAGGCGCAGCAGCTCGAGGACGGCGGCGGTTTTCAGCTGGCCTTTGCTGTCGGTCCGAAACGCGCGGTCGATGAGGACGCGAATGTTTGCGTTGGCGCCCTCGCTCCAGCGGTGGATGCAGCCGTTGATCAGCTCCTTTGCGGCTTCGATCTGCTCCGTGAAGATGATCCGTTCGGCGTAGGCCCGCAGGATCTTGTAGTCGCCGTCGTAGGTGGTGATCTGCACGTTGCCCTTCTCGCCGCCCATCTGCACTTCGTACTGCGCTGCGCTGATGCTCACCAGCTCGGCAATGCTCGCCAGGGCCTGTTTTTTGAGTGCGGCCAGCTGGGCGTGTGCGGCAAGCGCAGACTCGACGAGGCTGCGGGCAACGCCGTCGCGCAGCTTGTCGTGGGCACTGACCTGGGCTTCGGGCACGAGGTGGCCGGCGGCATTGCGCCAGTAGCCTTCGGGCACAGCGGGGATGGTGTTGGTATCAGCCATGGTGAGACCTTTCGAGAGGGGGAAACTCAGCCGGCGGCAGGCCGGCCAGGGTGGGACGGTCGATCCAGATCACGGTGCAGCCCATGTAGGGCACCGCGAAGTGGATCGAACCGGCGATGTGTGCAGCCACGTACACCGCGGGGGAATCGGCCAGGTGCTGCGGCTCGCCGACGTGGATTTCGGGGGCGGAGAGCATCCCGGCGTGGGCGCTGAGCACCTCGAAGCCGTCTAGGCGCAGCTGGGCGACGGCGGTGCGCAGGGCTTCGATGCCGGCGGCGATGTGTGCATGGCGGGCTTCGCTGAGGGTGTTCATGCCACGGGCCCTCCATGCACGGATTTGGCGTGCTCGCTGGGCACGATGCGGATCGCGCCGGCCCGGCGGCCGGGCCGGGTGCCCACGATGCGCCCCATCAGATAGACCACCTCCAAGGTCCGGCGCTTGTGGGTGACGTTGGCGCGCATCACCTCCCGCGCATCAACCAAGGCAGCCAGCGCGGCGCGGATCTGGCTGGGCTTGGTGTCGGACACGGTGAGCCGCACGAGCAGCTCGGGCACCGGCAGCGGATCGGCGCTGGTGGTGTGCCGAAGCGCCCGCAGGATCGCCGCCCGAAGGGGTGCGTCGGCCGGGGTCAGGTCGGCCTCGCCGGGCTGCCAGCAGCCATACCGGGGCCGGCTCGGCGGGCGCGGCGCCGGTGTCGATGCCGCGGCCGGCACCGGCGCCGCTGCGGCCGTCTCAGCGGTGCGCCAGGCTTCCGGCAGCGGCAGCCCGGCGGACGCCAGCAGGCGCTTCAGCATGCCGGTCGGGCTTCCGTAGACACCGCGCAGGATCTGGCTGATCGTCGAGTTGCCCGTGCCGATGCGGTTGCCGATCTGCACGTTGGTCAGGCAGTTCTCGGCCTTCCAGGCGGCCAGCGTCTCGGTCGCGGCGATGTCCTCGGCCGTGTAGTGGACGGGCCACTGGGTTGTGGTCGGGCGGGTCATTGGCGCACCTCCGGCCGATAGGCCCAGTGGGTCACGTTGCGGGCCATGCCGCTATCCACAAACCACCACTGGCCGCGTTCATCCAGGTGGCCGAGCCACGGCAGGCGGCAGTCGAGCTCATCGCTCATCCAGATCAGCAGCACCTCATCCACCGGCGCCGGCTGGTCGGCCAGCGCAAAGCGCTCGACGAGGCAGGCCTGGGTCACCGGGTCGGGGGTGGCCAGGGCCAGGCCGCTGGCGTAGGCACACAGCAGATCGCCGGCGATGCGCAGGTCGTCGCGCAGGCGTTCCAGCTCGACGATGGTGGCCGCGTCTTCCTCGCCGGCCACCAGCTTGTTGATCTCCCCGATCTGTTCGTACAGCACCGCCACCACCCGCTCGGCCTCGGGGCGGTCGGCGTCGCGGTCGCGGCGGATGAGGGGCCAGGCGCGGGCGTTCATGTCCGTTCCTCATGGTGGGTCTGGGGTTCGGCGGGCATATCCACCGGCCCCTCGTGGGCCGGGCACTCTGCTGCAGCACGGTGGGCCGCGCGGATGCGCGTCTCGGCATCGGTGCCCACGCGCTCCAGCGTGATCAGCACGCCCAGCCCGAAGGCCAGCACGAGGGCGAGCGCAAAGCGTTGTCTGGGGGTCGCCATGGCTCAGCCTCCCTTCTTCTTCGCGTCGAACACGATGCCGCGGTCGACCAGCGGCGCGCCCAGCTCGGCGGCGCCGTTGAGCGCCAGCGTGGCCAAGTTGCCCACCAGCAGCGGGTAGCACAGCGACACCACGTTGCCGTCGCCGTCGCTGGCCCGCAGCACGTCGCGGATCGCCTGCCAGGCGTCGGCGGCAAACAGCGCGTCGGGCTTGAGGCCGGCGCGGGCCAGGCGGTGGGCGGCGTAGGCTTCGAGGTCGGCGTCGAGGGGCAGCATGCGCACCACCTCCAGGCGGTTCTTCACCTCGCGGGCCTCGAGGCCCTTGGCGTTGAGCTTGCGCAGCAGCTCCGGCTGGGCCAGCAGGATGATCCCCAGCGCCCGCTTCCAGCCCAGCTTGAACTCGTGGAAGCGCTTGAGCTGCTTGATCGCCGCCACCGTCATGTCGTGGGCCTCTTCAAAGACCAGCACGCACTTCTGCCCCTCGGCCACCCGGTTGGCGATCAGGGTGTAGGCTTGGCGAGTGAGAATTTCGGCCGATGCGGCAAACGTCGCGTTCGGGTCGAGATCGCGCACGATCGCCCGCAGGATGCCCATGCCGTTCAATAACTCCTTGTCCGTCACCTTCGGCTGGATGATGTGCACCGGCTGCTTCTGCTCGCGCACCTGGTCCTGCACCCACTCCCACATGGTGCTCTTGCCCGAGCCCGACTCGCCCACCACGGCCATCATCCGGGCGTTCTGGATGGCCTCCACGATCACCGAGGCCACGTAGCGCTGCTCGTCGCCCAGATACACGTCGTCGGCGCACTGCGGGTCGGCCCCGAAGGGGTTGAACATCAGCTTGAAATGGCGTTTCGTTTGCGGGTATAGCATGGCGGGTTCCAGCAAAAAGGGGTCGGGTTCGGTGGTTTTGGGGGGTTTGAGGCTTTCGGGTACGGCGGCCAGGTGCTTTCCGTGGCCGAGCCGGCCGATCTCCTCGTCTGGATCGAATGCGGTGGCGATCTCCGCTTCGGGCACCCCCTTGGCGCGCAGGGCGTCCTCGATCTGCTGGCGGATCATCGGCTCCGGTGTGCGCTTGGGCCACTTTGCCCAGTTGCACAGCAGGTTCATCGCCGTCTTGTCCATGGGCTCTTCGATCGCCTGCATCACCGCCGCGCCCAGGTCTGTCTGCGTGATGCCATGGCGCTGGAGCACCTTCTTGAGCTTGAGGGGCATGTAGTGCTCCGGTCGTCTATAGGCGGGCTTCATGGCTGAGCCCTCGGGTTAGGTGTTTCACGGTTAAACTCCTCTCGTCGTTGCTGCGACACGGGGCCCATTCAGGCCCCACTCTCCGGCCCGGTGTGTTGGCGCACACCGGGCCGGAACCTTCTTAAAAACCACTCGCCTTGCGCCCGTCGGTGCCGCCCTGCAGCGCGGAAAGCTGGGCGTCCAGCCAGGCGGCGGGCACCTCGGCACCGTGCTCGGCGATCAGCTGGGCATAAAGATCGGTGCGGGTGTCGCCGGCGGCCTTCAGGCGGCGCACCGCGTCGGGCGTGGCCACCGGGGGCAGCTCGCGGGCGGCCGTCTCCATGGGGTGGTCGGTGCCGCGCTTGGGCAGGTAGGTGGGCACCGTCACCGCGTCGAAATCGGCAAACGGGTTGAGCGTGCCCTCGTAGGCGTTCGCCCGCGCCTTGCGCGCGGTGGCCACTTCCAGGGCGCTCGGCACCCCGTAGGCCGCCTGGTTGATGCGCTCCAGCTGCTTCTCGGCGGCGCTCTTGGGCAGCGCCTTGTAGCTGCCAAAGTCCACCCCGAAGTCGAAGAACCCGCCGGCGTCCTTCTCGGCCGGGGCAATGGTGTAGAGCCGCTCGCTGCCGTCGGCGTCGCACATCACCAGGTCGATGGCCGGTGCGCGGTACATGTTGACCCGCAGCGTCACCCGCTCGCCGATCTGCACGCCCGGCACGCCGCCCACGTAGTAAGTGCGGCTGCCGTGGCCCTTCACCGCAAAGCTGATCGTCAGCTGGTTGTCCACCAGCCGGGTCTCGTCCTTGCCGGCCACCTGGTCGCGCAGCAGCTCCACGCTCGGCGCCAGGCGCAGCTGCGAGGCAGAGATGCGCTGCCACATGCCCCAGCGGGTCAGCCCGTGGCGGGTGTGGGGCGCCTTGCTGCAGTGCGCCGCGCGCACCTGGTCGGCGCGGGCATTGAGCGCCCCGATGTTCTCGGGCAACCACATGAACAGCCGGCTCTCGAACACCTGCTCCCAGATGTTGTGCATGCCTTCCACGCTGCCCTTGGCCCGGCTGTTCTTCACCGCGTGCTCATGCACCGTGACGCCCAACTGCGCGAGCAGCCGCCGGGCCATTGCGGCGCGGCCGGCGCTGCCCTTGTCCAGCACCAGGTTGAGCGGCACGCCGTGCAGGGGCTCGCCCCGGCACTGCATCGCCTCGATGAGAAACTCCACAAAGCCCATCGAGTCCTCATGCCCGGCGTAATAGCGCACGAAGTACGCCCCGCTGTAGGGGTCGGTCATCATCCAGCGGATGCACAGATCGTCCTGCACGCGCTTCATCGCGCCGGGCTTGTTCTTGTACACCTCGGCGTCGTCCAGCAGCTCCACGCCCCGGATGCCTCCGCCCGGTGCGTAGAACAGCACCGCCACCGAGCTGTCGATCTGCCACACCTGGTTGGGGTGCGCATACTTGATGTGCGCCGCCGCGTGGCCCGCGGCCAGCTGGTCCGGGTGGCAGTGGTAGGCCCGCATCGCCCGGCGCATCGTGGTGGCCGAGGGCTTCACTACTTCGCCTGTCGCCCCGTCGACCCGCCCCAGGCCTTGGGCGTGGAGCAGCTCCGCGGCCGCCTTCACCTTGAAGTTGCGCTTGCCGTTGGCCCGCGTGCCGTGGTGGATCAAGCCCGCCGCCGCCAGCGCCACGTCCTCGCTCACCGACAGCTTGCCGGCGTCGCTGCGCCGCTTGCGGCCGGCGTCGTACAGCCCCGCCGCCTTCAGGCGGGCGTACAGCGTGGCCTTGCTCTTGCCCAGGCGCGTCGCCGCGTCGAGCATGATCGCCCCGCGCTCCCGGTGGCCCGCGGCCTTCAGCCGGCCGGCCAGCTCGCGCAGCAGCTCCAGTTCCACCACCGTGGCGGCGTCCATGTCAGAACTCCTCGGCCTCTTCATCTGCAGGTGCCGCAGGCACCAGGTCGGCCAGCCACGACGGCATCACCACCTCGGCAAAATCCACCGGCATCCCGTGGGCGTTGGCCAGGTCGGCCAGGCGCTGGTAGGTGGCGCGCAGCGTATCGGTCGCCTCCATGCCGGCAGTCGCATCGTCCAGGGCCATCACATCGGCAACGGCCTGGTCGAAGCTGGTGACGTAGCCGAGCATGGACATGGACGCTTTCTTCAGTGCGTCCAGAGCACGGTTGCGCTTTTCGAGGGCAAGCTTGCGGGTGGCGTCCTCCGTCAGCGTCATCCCGATCAACTGTTCGTTGAGCCGGTCCCGTTCATCGCCGAGTTCCTTGACCCGCCTTTCCTTCACTTCCATGTTCTTGGTCAGGTCGGCAATCGCCTTGTCCTTCTCGGCCAGCTTCTTGGCGTGGCGTTCGGTCAGCTCGCCGATCAGATCGGTGACGCTGTCGCGGTCGGTGGCTTCGGCGATGGTCGTCTTGATCAGTGCCTGGTCATCGGACGGAAGGGCCTGCAGCGCCTGGTAGTCCTTCCGGCGCAGGCCGAGCCGTTCGGCCGACTCGAACAGCTCCGGCCCGAGGGATTCGTACTTCTGGGCGATGCGCAGGCAGGTCCGGTAGGTCTTGCCGAAGAGGAGCTCGCAGGCCTCCTCCAAATCTGACACGTGACGCATTTCTCCGTCGGTGCCAGGAATCATTAAGTCCTTGTATTTCTTACCATCACGCAGCTGGATGAAGCTTTCGGCGATCACCTTTTCTGTCACGCTGGTCAGAAATAGCGCCGATTCGATGCGGCCGACGATCTTGCCGACTTCAAGGGACGAGCCTTGCAGCCGATCACGCAGGCCAACCTCGGTCATCGCGGTGCTGTCCGCCTCGATCACGGCACGGTTGGGTTCCGGCACGTCGGCCGGTGGCGTCAGGGGGGTGGGTTTGCGGGGCATCTCAGGGCTCCGTGCGGTAGCGGTTGATGGTTTCGGTCAGGCGGTTCTGGGCGCGCTCCATGGCCGTGGCGTGGGCAATCGCAATCCGCACCAGCCCCGGCGCCAGCCGGTAGCGGCCCGTCTCGGCGATCTGCTCTGCAAAGCCGGCCGCTACCAGGTTGTGCAGGTCGCGGGTGATCGACGCCGGGCTGGTGTCCAGCGCTGCCACCAGGTCTTTCGGGGCCAGGCCGTGCAGCTCGTGCCCGGCGAGCACCCGGATCGCGTCGAGAATGCGGCGCTGGCTGCCGTTGTCGTGGATGTGCTTGTCGGCGGGTTTCTCGGCCATCGCGCTCACCCCAGATCGAGCTCGGGCTGGTCGGCCTTGCGCACGTTTTCGCGGTGCCAGGCCAGGCTCTCCAGCCCCGCGCCCAGCTTGCCGAGGGTGTTCTCCCGGTCCATGTGGCCGGCCATGTAGTCCAGCAGCGCGCCGGTGGCCCCGTGCAGCGTGGCCTGTAGCACATGCACGTCCTCGGCCGTGGTGGCCCGGCCGGTGGGGATCACCACCACCACCGCGCCCTCGGCGGCGGCCAGGTAGCGCACCACGTTCTGAGCGCCGGTCAGGTGCTGCCACGCCAGCACGGCCTTGGCCGGCATCGTCTCGGCCTCGATCCATTTGTAGAGCGTGGCCGGCGTGGCCCCCATCAGCTCGGCCAGCCGCTCAATGGAGAGGCGCCGGTGCTTGAGCGCGTAGCTCTTGTCCATTTCGAACGCCATGCGCAGGCTGTTCGGGACGGGTTTCGAATGTCTCGTGTTCATTGGAGATTGGACGCGGGGTCAGATTTCTGGACAAAAACCGGGTTGGAAAGGCTGAAACGGTGTTTCAGGCGGCTAAACTTCGGGGCGTCAATCAACGCAACCGGAGAAACGTCATGGACGACCCCTTCAAGCACCACTGCGTAGAACTCGAAGCCTGTCTCGGCTCCAAGGAAGCCGGGCACTTGGCGGCCTTCATGGTGCTGGGCCTCGGCGAGTTGGCTTTGCAGCTGCATGAGCGTGGGCTTATCGATCTGCCGCGTTTTGAGGAGATGCTGGCGGCTGATCCGGTTCGGGCTGCGCTGAGCCCGACGTGGAAGCAGGCGTTTGCAGTGCTCTCAGCACATCTTCATCAAGACGAAAGTGACGCAGCTGGCTGACCAGCTCGGCCACCGCTGTCTCCACGACCTGCTCCAGCGTGATCTCCCCGTCCGCCGCGTCCCGCCGTTCGGGCGTGGAATACACCACGGTATCGATCAGGTGCTTGGTGGCCGGCCCGCCAAACGCCTGCGCGCCAGCTGCACGCTTGAAGCGGGTCGAGAGCGAGAGCGGTTGGGAGGGGGTGGTCATGTCGGTCTCCATGAACTCCGTGACCCGGCGCCCATTGGCCAAGATCATTTCCTTCGCCGCTTCGGGCGAAAGCAGGGTTTTGCCATTGCGGCGTTTTGCGGCGGCGAACAAACGAATCATCGACATGGCGCGCCCCTCAGAACCGGAAACCCACGCCCAGACGCAGGTTGTTGGCCCCCACGCCCACCTCCAGCACCAGGCCGGCATCGAGGGCGGCGTCGCGGTACTCGGAGGGCAGCGCGTCGAGGATCAGCGCCCCGGCCAGCGAGCCGAGCAGGAACTGCCGATTCACCCGGCCGATGTCGCCACTTTCGGTGGCCTGTCTCACATTCACGTTGGCCGGGCCGGCGTAGCCCGCCGCATAGGCGCGGTCCGGCTGGCCGGGGATGCGGCCGACGGGGGCCGAGGTATCGGCGGCATCGCGGGCGCGGCTGTGCTCCTGGGCCCAGTTGATTGCCACCAGGGTGGCCAGCGCGAGGCCCTTGCCCTGCTGGGCGGGCGTCCAGTCGTCGCCGGCATGGGCCGGGGTGGCAGTAAGGACGGCGGCGGCGCACAGCGCGGCGGCCAGGGGTTTGAAGTGTTTGAACATGGTGGGCCTCTCAGTGGGGCAGCAAGCCGAGCGCGCGGGCGGCGCGGCGGTGGTAGCTGATGGACGCCGGCGACTTGCCCAGCGGGCGGGCGATCTCGGCGCGGGAGTAACCGGCCTCGGTGCACTCGACGACGGGGCGCAGCATCGGCCGCACCTGGTCGAGGGCATGGGCAAAGCGGGTGGTGCGGGCGACGGCCTCCGCCTCCAGCGCGTTGAAGGCCTGCAGAAAGGCGATCTGCCAGGCCATCGCCTCGCGGCCGGTGAAGCGCATGGCGAGGAAGGCAAAGCCGTCGTGAGTGAGGTGGTATTCGGGTTCCTTGCGGACCGCGCCCTTGGGGCCGGGCACCTCGTAGATCGTGGGCGCAAAATTGCGCTCACGAAAGTCGGGGTCCGGCATGTCGGCGAGGAGGGTCTTGATCGCCTTGAGCACGTCGCGGTGCCGCTTGCCGAAACGCTCGGCCACGGCACGGGAGGTAGTGAAGGGCTGGCCGTCGGTGCTGAGGAAGAGCGCCTGGCGGGCGGCCAGCGGGTTGGGCAGGTTAAGGGTGAGTTGCATGGCGGGCCTCACGCAGCCTGTTGTTCGGCGTGGGGCTGCTTCATGCCCAGCTTCACCGCGATGTCGTGGGCACGGCCGTAGTAGGCCTTGTCGACACCATTGAGGACGCGATAGACGGCCGAGCGGGGCCAGCCGTTTTCCGCGGCGACTTGAGTGAGGGTTTTGCCCTGTTGGCGCAGGTTCTCTTTGATTTGTTTGGGGGTCATTGCTGCGACTCCTTACGGGTTGATCAACTTGTTATGAGTAGATTATCTCTACATTTGTAGATGTGCAAGAGGTGTTCATGAAATCTTTTGAAAGCGTGCTTTTGCGGCTGAAGGCAGAGCTGAAAATTCAGACTGACAAGGAGGTCGGAGCGCTGCTCGGCCTACAGGAGAAGGCGTTCAACGCGCGCAAGCGTCGTGAGTCGTTTCCAGCCGACAAGCTCCGCGCCCTGGCGCAGCAGCGCCCCGACCTGAACATCGACGTCGACTACGTGCTGACGGGTGTCTCGCTCGACCTGGGCAAGACGATGGCGGCCTATGCAGACGCCCCGGAGGGCCGGCAACTGTTGCATGACGTCACCCTCGGCAACGTGCCGGGCAAGGCGTCGGCTGCGCCTGGTGCAGTTGTCGCCCTGCCGACCAGCGACGGCCTTGCCTGGCGCCAGATCCTGGTGATCGCCATCGATGAGCTGAACGCCGCAGGTAAGCGCCTGCCGGGCGAGAAACTGCTCGAGCTGGTGGACCTGCTGGTGGCCTGGCAGGCCGAGGGGGTGCGGGTGGATGCGGAGAAGATGCGGGCGCAGATCCGCCTCGTCGCCTGACTGTTGCGAAATCCTTCGCGTTCGTTGCAAAAACCGCCGATTTTTGGGCTTAGCCTTTTAACGGGTTCGAATATGATGATTTCGTCGAAACAGTTTTGTAGGGTGAAGCAATGGAGTCTGGGATCGAACAACGGATACGCGAGCTGCTGGTTGCGGAGCTGCGATCTGATCCGCCCGGAGAGCCCCACCGTGTCGAGCTCTCCGGCGTCACGCTGGAGCTGCGGGTCGAGCGGGTCGTGGTGGAACTCGGGAGGCGCGACGACAAGCGATAAGCACCGTTCAGCGGGGGCCAAATGGTGAGATTTGGTCCTTTGCTAGTCGCGATGCTGATAAGCGGATGTACACATACAGGTGCGCCCACGTTGAATTTTCCGGTAGCTCCGCGAACTCAGGCTGCCGAGCCATCGGTGCAATCTCTTCCCGAGTACTACCGAATGCGGGCGGCACAGGGTCGTGTTGATCGCGCCAAGCGCGTTCTAGAGATGGCGACGCTCAAGACTGATATGGAGCAGGCGGAAGCTGAACTGCGGGAGGCAGAGAGCAGTCTTCGAAATGCCGAAGTGGCACTCGCAGAGGCGAAGCAACGAGCAAGCTCGGCGGCGTCGGTGCCATGGTGGGTGCCATCGTCCTTTGGCAAGTCGGGCGGCTGCGGCAGTCGCGGTGGCCCCGGCTACAGAAAGGCCAACGGGCGTTGTGCTTCCTGGTAAGCCCAGCCCGACAATTTTTCTTCCTGATTGAAATCGGAGTTCAACATGGCATTGATCGCGTGCAAGGAATGCGGCGAAAGCGTGAGCAGCGAAGCGAAGGCCTGCCCGAAGTGCGGGGCGCCTGTGCCCCAGGGCAAGAGCTACTGGTGGGCGTGGCTCATCGGTATCCCGGTGGTGGGCTTCGGCCTTTTGATGGCCAGCGTCGGCAACGACCCAGTTTCCAAGGAAAAGGCTCTTGACCGGAGCGCTTTCGAGCTGTGCATGAAGGATTTCGAGAACCCGCTGACTGACCCGGCGGCCAAAAACTTCCTGCGCGGCACCTGCGCCAAGATGAAGGCGGACTTCCAGGCGAAGTACGGCGTCGAGCCCTGACCTGCCAGGGGGCCGAAACCCTTCCTCTGCCCGTCACGCTCGCGCGCGCGTGAAACTGCGGCCCAAAATCCCTTTTCGAGGCTGCAATGAAAGTCGAGTTCACCCTGACGGCTGGCGAGGAAATCAAGGCGCTGTTCGGCCGCTTTCCCCACGTCGTCAATGAGGAAATGCTGCGGGCGCTGGTGGATGTCACCACGCTCATGGAGCGTGAGGTGAAAGACGCCATGCCCACGGCGTCAGGCAATACGCGGGAGTCCATTGCGTCGTGGGTGCAGCCGATTGAAGGCGGGCAGCTCGGCGTCGAGTCGATCCCGGGTGGGCTGCTCGGTGTCGTGGCGAGCGCGCAGCCGCATGTCGAATATGTCGAGCTGGGAACCAAGCCACACAAGGTTTCGTATCAGGGGGCGAATTCTGGCGTCGCCGCCCTGGAACTATGGGCGATGGAGAAATTCGGTATCTCCGAGAAAGAAGCCAAGCGCATCGGTTACGTGATCGCCCGCAAGATCCGGATGAAGGGCACGAAGGGCGTTCACATGTTCAGCAAAACAGCCGAACGCCTTCATCCCTACATGGAGACGGCCTTCGCCCGGGCCCGCGACAGGATCGTCGAGCGTACCAAGAGCGGGGCCTGATCGTGAAAACCGATACCGAAATCAAACCCGCCGCGCCGTGCCCTGTTTGCCAGGGTGCAGGCCGCTATATTGCACACCGCCCCGAATGCGCTGATTCGAACTGTCAGATCCAGGGCGGTTCAGAGAGCTGCGGCGGCATCATGATTCAATGCCACGCCTGCGGGGGAAGCGGCGTCAGATCCTCCTGGCTTGTCGAAGCTCTGGCGGTGGCGCAATGAGCTGGGTCGATACAATTGCGCTGTACATCGGCTACGCGGTGATGGCGGCAGGCGGTGTCCTGCTTGCATGCGGGCTGTTCTGGCTGGCCGTGGAGGTGGTCTGGCGCCTGTGGCGGGCCAGCTGGAACGCGGCCGACATCTTCGAGGCGACGGCCGAGTGGCGCCACAATCACCCCGACCGCTTTGCGACCTGGAAGAAGCGCAATGACTTTGAGTGACCTTCTGGTGGGTGCGGCGATTGCGGTATTGATAGGCCATGGTGCCTACCTTCTAGGTGCCAGCCGAGAACCCGCTCCTACCATCACGATTACGGCCAACAACAACACGATCATCCACGTCGACATAAGCAGAGGCCGCGATGAGAACCGATGACTTTCTGGCAGGGCTGGACTTGCACCAGCTGTACTACGCGAGGGAGGCTGCCGACGCGCGGATCAAGGAAAAGGAGCGCGAACAAAAGCTGCTCGTGTGGTCCGTGGATGATCGCGAGGTGGCTCTTGAGTACTTCGGGACGGACGAGTACATGAAGGCCGTGGAGTATCTGGCGGCCACAGCCCGTGAGCGATTCTCGGCTGGTAACGCGCGGCGTGGCGCTCTGCAGTTGCAGATCAGGGCTCAGTTCGTGCTGGAGTCCGAATACGACTCTTTCGGCGTGCCTCGGCCGGGTCGAAGGAATGTTCCATAGAGATGCGACCTCGGCCATTTCCAGGGATTGTGGCTCTGAGCCAAGGGTCCGTGACATGTGCATCCGAGTCGTCGATTACCTTGCGACGCAACCGAGTAAGAGTCTTCAGCGGCTTTCGTTCAAGATGCTCAGCGAAGCCGCTGGGGCCAAGTCCCTTGACGAGCTCTCCCCAGTGATCCGCTACCTGACGGGTGCGGCAGTCCCTATCCTCGAACTTCGTTTTGAATTTATTGATGGAGACGTCGTCGCCCGGCTAGATCCCGAGGTCGTTGCCCGAGCCCGCAAGGCTCAAGTGTTCCATCACCCCGAAACCGGCGCAGTCGTACCTGACTTCGAGTCAAAGATCTTCCTGCACTTTGCGGTGAGCGCTGAAGGGGAAGCACTCAGGAGCATCCTTTGATCGTGATGCTGAAGTTGATGCGCCTCTACGGAGAAAGAGTCGGCGGCGCCAAGGAGTGCGACGAAAAATTCAACCTGGAAGTAATCGAATCACTCGCACGGTACATCCCTGAGAATTTTTCTGAGCAGATCGGTGCGCTGCTCGACGCGAAGCCCTTCCTCGTCCGATCGATCTTGGATCGCCGTGTATGTGATCCGTTTTGGGCCCAACCTGTGGCGCTGTTGGCGTACCTGCTTGTCCGCGACCACTATCTATCGATCTACGAGGAATGGCCATTCGCCAGTTCGCATGAGGCGCTCGAGCTCGTTTACAGCGACCTGGGTTTGAGGCCGCCGTACCACTGATCTCTCCGAAACCCTTCGCCTCCTAGCCCCCTCCGCGCGCGCGCGACACTGCGCGCATGCAATCCCCCCTCTCTACCTCCGCCCGCGGCCTTGAGCTGATCCGCTCGTTCGAAAAGTTCGAGCCCAAGGCCTACCTCTGCCCGGCTGGCAAGCTGACCATCGGCTACGGCCACGTCATCAAGGCCTCGGAACCTCACCTGCGCAGCAAGACGCTGACGCAGGGCGAGGCCGAGGCCTTGCTGCGTGACGACTGCCGCACCGTCGAGATCTACCTCTCCGCGGTGCTGCCGGACTGGGTGCGCAGCCACCACTTCGACGCCCTGGTGTCGTTCTGCTTCAACTGCGGGGTGAAGGCCTTCGACGGCTCCACCCTGCGCGTGAAGATCAAGCAGGGCGACCGCCTGGGCGCCCAGGGCGAGTTCCACAAATGGATCTTCTCGAAGGGCCGGCGCCTGCGTGGGCTGGTCGTTCGGCGGGCGTGTGAGGCGCTGATGTTCGCGGGTTGCTCCGACTCCACCATCGAGACCGAGCGCCGCCGGCTCGAAGCCCTGAAAGGACCGCTATGAGCATCCGCTTTTCCGTCGTGGCCGCCGCGGCCGCGGTGCCGATCGAGGTGGCCCATGTCTGAGCCGCAGACCCTGCCCGAGCCCAAGCCG